ACGGAGTAGTCTTAAACGATGCTGAAGGTAATCCTATTACCGGAACGGCTCTAACGACCTTCTTAAACACATTGCCATAAATAGAATATAACATAAAGAATAACACATGACTTCCGTGGCTCATTTATATCGTATAGAGAACCTGAAAACAGGTGAATACTATATTGGTAAACACAATGGAATTACACAGAAGAAAACTCAAAGCAATAAATTGTATTGGGGTTCTGGTGATAGAATAAAAAGACAAATTAGGAAGTATGGTGTAGAGAATTTTAAATATGAAGTTTTGGTAATTGCTGAAGAAGATTACATATATGACCTAGAGAAAAGGTATGTAACTGTGGATCTTATTGAGAGTGATGAGAAATGTTTGAATTTGGTGGGTGGTGGATTTGGTCCTAGTGGATTAACAGAACAAACCAGAAATAAACTCAGGTTATCTACCCTTAACGAACGTAAAAAAAATCCAGAAAAATGGAAAGAAGCTGCAAAAAAAGCAGGCCTCAATAAAAGAGGAATAATATTTTCCGAAGAACACAGAAAAAAAATCAGCGATGCTGGTAAAGGTAAAGATCCTTGGAATAAAGGCAAAACAAATACTATATCAGAAGAAGGTTTAAAAGTTTTAAAAGAAAAATGTAAAAAACTTACTTCTAATATGGTTTGGGTGAATAATGGATTACAAAATAAAAGACCACAAAAAGAAGATGTTCAAAAATATCTAAATGATGGATGGGTTGAAGGTAGATTGCGTGATTATATTGATGATAAATATAAAGAACAATGTAGACAAAGAAGTTTTAAGCGTTGGCAAAAAACTAAGAATTCTGGAGAATAAAAATTTCTTATTTAGGATCAGTTCCCACATCCGGCACCTTTCGTAGTGATTACTTTTCGGGTAATGGCTCTGCTACGACCTTTAATTTGTCATACGGAACAGGGAATGAAAGCTCTGTTCTTGCCATTATTTCTGGTGTAGTTCAGGCTGCCTATACATACTCTTTAAATAACGGACAAATTGTATTCTCTGCACCTCCACCAGCAGGTACTAACAATATTGAAATCAGGTACCTTGGAGAAAAGGTTCTTGTAAACCCATATCTGTCTGCTGATTCATTTGGTATCATCAGAATTAATTCAAACATCATCACAACAAACACAGTAATCTCTTTAGGTTACAATGGTAGTTCTACTGGTCCTATTTCAATTGCCAATGGTATTACTGTACAAGTATCTAATAACTCAGTCTGGAAGATAATATAATGGCAGGAACAATTCAAGCTGATTTTCTACAACCACAATCTTCTGCTGGTTTAAGTATTCTAAATCCATCAGGTAACACCGTGATGGCATCGGTTAACTCTGCTGGTATCTTCTCATCTACTGGTTCTTTGTTGGTTGCTAATACGGGTAACGTATTTACTACTGGAAATATAGTCGCTTCAAATGTATCTACAAGTATTATATCAAATGCAAATGGCGGTACCAACTTAACTTTAAATACAAACAATACTACTTCATTAGCATCTACATTGTATATGAATGGTAATATATCATTCGCCAATGGTGCTGGTGGTATTATATTTAATAATGCTTCTGCTACCACAAATAGTACATTGAATGATTATGAAGTGGGAACATATACTCCAACAGACCAATCAGGAGCAGGATTAACTTTTACTTTTGCAAGAACTTCTATCTATACAAAAATTGGTAATCTTGTAAATGTACAAATAGATATGACATTTCCATCAACAGCAAATTCTAGCACAGCCTCTATAAGTTTACCCTTTACAAATATAAATTTTTATGGTGGTGGAATATTGATTGAAAATGGTGGATATGGATCAGTATTAAGCTCGGAAGTTGCTGCAGGTGGGTCTACATTTTCTATATTAAACACAGCTTCAAACAGCGGTTTGACAAATGCTAACTTGAGTGGAAAAAGACTTATTTTCTTGATTAATTACCGTGCGACATTCTAAATAACCGAATATAACATAAAGTAAAACCATGGCAGGAATTTTAATAGTCGACCAAATACAAAACTCATCAAACACCTTGTTGATTAACTCAGGTGCTTTGGCGGCTAATACCGTTGGTACTTCTCAGATTCAATCTGGTATTTCTTTATCTGGTAATATTGGTGTTGGCCAATCTTCTCCTGCATATGCACTAGATGTTAAATCTTCTAGTAGCGGAGATACAGTTCGTTTCAATGGTAATGGTGGTATACCTTCATTCTTATACACAGATAGTGTGTATTTTGGATTAGCTGATGCATCCAGTTTAGGTGGCAATGCAATTTATGGAAACCATTCTTCAAATTATGTAAGTATTCAGACAAATGGTACGGAAAAAGTTCGTGTAGATACTTCTGGTAATCTGAATATGAAAACATCTAACGCAGGTATCGTGTTTAATAACGGTTCTGCTTCTGTAAATAGTACACTCAATGATTATGAGACAGGTACTTGGACTCCAACTCTTGTTGGTTCTTCATCAAACCCAACTTGTACATATGCCTTCAATTATGGTTACTATACAAAAATAGGAAACACAGTATATATTCAGGCATTTGTTGGGTTAAGTGCAATTTCTGGTGGTAGTGGTTCTCTACAAATGAATGGATTACCTTTTTATTGTTCCGCATCCACAAGATTTTATCCAACTTTTTCTTGTAATGTTCAGTATTTAAATTTGGGAGCAAGTTTAACTAACATTCAACCTTACATGAACGTGAACACCAATTATTTGGCATTTTTATGTTGTGGTAATAACATTGCTTGGCAAAATCCAACAGTTAGTGGAGTAGCTAGTAATTTCAGCATAATGCTTTCCGGAACTTACTTAGCACAATTCTAAAGACCCACAACATTAAACCAGAACTAAATAAATTTTTAAATACCTAATCCGGATTAGATTAGGCGGACATTAAAACAAGGAGAAAATTATGTCAACATTATCCAAAGTAACAGTAATCGACAAGATTGAAGTCTTAGAAGACCACACTCTACAAATTCGTCAAGCAACCAGAATATTAGAAGATGATAAGGAATTGTCTTCTTCTTTTCACCGTTGGGTGCTTCATCCTGGTGCTGACCTAACTGGTCAAGATGCAAAAATAGTTGCTATCGCTAATGCTCTATGGACACCAGAAGTAATTTCCGCCTACGAAGCTGCAGCACAAGCTAATACGGTTAAATAATATAGGACAATAAATGTCAGGTACCTTAAACGCCAATTATGTACAGTCTGATGTAGGTGCAAACCTATACTTTAATACTGCTGTTTCTTCAGGTCCAGTAATTGCTACTGTGCCTGTGTATACTGGCGCAGGTGCTGCAACGCCATTAGGTGGTGCTACCAATCCAGTTTCTGGTGGTATTCAATCAGCAAACAATTATATTCAGAAGTATGTTTATAATACCGCTAACGGTACATATACTTCTGCCGACTTTACTGCCTATCCTGCCAACGGTACTGATGCTGCTGGTTGGGTTGATATGGGTATCACAAGTCTGGCATTTAATCAATACTCATACTCTGTAACTGGACCAAACGAAGGTTACATTCTGATGTCTGCTCCTAGTGGTAGTAATACATCAGGTAACTTGGTGTATGCTACTGATGCTACTGGTAATTACAACTCACATCAATGGTATGTAAACGGTTTCACTAATGCCAAAGCAAACGTTGCTATGACATTAGATAAGAATAGTAATTTGAAAGTTGCGGGTACCGTTTCTGCAACAAATACATTTGGTTTTAAGAACCGTTTGATAAATGGTGCTATGATGATTGACCAAAGAGCCAACGGTGCAAATACATCTCTTAATGGTAGTACAGGTAGTCAAATAGGTATTGATAGATTCCAATGTAATAATTATGGTACAGGTTTGACAGCAAACTCAATGTACTATCAATTGATGACTTCATCAAATACTGCTGCTCCAAATTATGAAGTAAATTCTGCACCACCTGGTTTTTCAAATTCATTAAAAATTACTTGTACAAATGGTCAAGCAACATCTGGTCTATCAGCTATTCGTAGAAATATTGAAGCTACATTAGAAGGTTATGTAATTGCAGATTTAGGTTGGGGTACTGCTAACGCTAAAACTTGTACGCTATCATTTTGGGCAAAATCAAATCAAACAGGTACATTTGCTATAGGTATTGAAAATTATTATGGTACAACAAGTTATGTTACCACATATACAATTTCTGCTGCAAATACTTGGACCTATATTACACTTACAATTCCTGGGCCAACAATTGGTGGTCAAGGAACAACAACTGGATTTCCTACCGACAACAACGGTTCAGCACAAATATTTTGGGATTTAGGTCAAGGGTCTTCGATTTCTCAAAGTAATTCTGCAAACTTAAACACATGGTTATCTGGCGATTATCGTGGTTTCACAAGTGCAGTTCACATTGGGGATACGTCAGGTGCAAACTTTTATATAACTGGCGTACAATTTGAAGTTGGTCCACAAGCTACTCCATTTGATTGGAGACCATACGGTATGGAACTTGCATTATGCCAAAGATATACTTATGTTTATAATAATACAGGTCTAAGTGACCAAACTTATGCTTATTCTCCATATAGTCCAGCAAGTTACACATCGTTACCAAATTCATCAGCATCAATGCCAATATATTTCCCTGTAACAATGAGGTCTGCTGCAACTATTTCAAATGTAACCGGCGGTAGTGCTTCATCATTAAACAGACAAACAGCATCTGCTTCTCAAGTTGTTTTCCAATGGTCATCAACATCATCAGGTAGTGCTTATTATGTTGGTAGTTTTATTGCATCTGCGGAGATTTAATCATGTATCAATTATACGGTAAACACGAAATAACAGGTCAAGATATTCAAGCAATTAAACGACTTGAAGATAATGCTAGTGTTCCTTTTGACCATAACAACGTTGATTTTCAATTGTTTATTAAGTGGTTAAAAGAAGGTAATACACCAGAACCTGCAGCCAATACAACATTAGATTCTAATTGGGTTTCTAATATGCTTTCTGGTTATGGTTCAATAAATATAAAAAGACTATAAAAAATATCTACCTTACTATGAACACACTAATCACCGTACTTAAAAACAAAACAGTTTTATGGTCAATCTTTATTGCTGTATTATCAGTACTACAAGGTTTTCTATTTGAACTATCATTGACACCAATACACCAAATGATTGCTGGTATTGTAATATCTGTTGTCATAGTGTTGTTGAAATTTATTGAAACACCTGCATCATAAATAAAAGAATAACAGAGAATAAGAAATGCCATTAAGTACCATCGGAACCAATGCAATAGCAAACAATGCCGTACAGTCATATGACTTGGCTCCAGGTGTTGGTGCTCAGTTTATTGACACACAATCTCCAGCAGTTATCTATTACAATGGTCAGAACGTAACATCAAACATTGTTATTGCTGGTACTCTTAATGCTTTCTCGGCTGGTCCAATCACAATCAACTTAGGTCAATCAGTGACTGTTAACGTTGGTGGTGTATATACAATCATATAAGGTAGAAAATGCCAGGTACACTTAAATTAAAATCAGAAGCAGGGGGTTCGGTTGTATTGACCGCTAACACTAATGCGGCTACTGATTTAACTGTTAATATTTCACCAGTTGCCGGTACATTGGCAACATTGGTAGCGAATACAACTGGTCCATATTTTGCTCAGGGTGGTGTGGCAGGTAACGGGCCTGCTTTTAGTGCTTATGGTAGTTCAGCAACATCATTAACTAATGGTGGTTATACAAAGGTTGCGTTTCAAACAAAAGAGTTTGATACTAACTCAAATTTTGACAACACAACAAATTATAGATTCACACCAACAGTAGCTGGTTATTATCAAGTAAATGCTGGAGTCGCAGCAAATTTTTCATCTGGCGAATCAACTATTTACATATATAAAAATGGTTCAAGATTTAAAAATGGACAAGATAATGGCGCAGTTAGTTATCAAGTAAATATATCTTCATTAATTTATTTAAATGGTTCTTCAGATTACATTGAAATTTATGTTTATCAAGGTACCGGTTCAGCAATAAACACTAATACCAGTTCACAAGCCTGTTGGTTTCAAGCATCAATGGTAAGGAGTGCATAATGGCTTTATATGAAAAAATAATAGCAATTTATACAGATTTAACAATTTCAGATTTTTCACCAAGAGGAACTATTGTTATACAAAACGATAATGATGGTAAAGGTGATTACATCAAGGAATGGAATCATCCTACTCATGCAAGACCAACACAAGAACAATTGGATGCAATAAACTAAAATGTCAATTACTCTTAACGGCTCAGGATTAGCATCAGGTATTACTTCTGTACCAAACTTACAATCATTTCCTGTTGGGCCACAGTTGGTTGCTGCTAATATGCCTCCAGGTAGTGTTATTCAGGTTGTTACTGCTACTGCTGCTACTTTTTCAACCTCGTCCGGTACTCTAACTGCAACTGGATTAAGTGCAAATATTACACCACAATTTGCTTCAAGTAAAATATTAGTTCAAGTATTTTGGAACCCCGAAACGAGTGCAAATACAGTTGAGGTTGATGGTCGTTTATATAAAAACGGTACTAGCGTTGCAGGAGCATTTTGGTTTGACGTATATTCTGGAAGTGGAGGTACAGCACTAACAACGTCTTCTGCTTTTTATACGGAGTCTCCAGGGTCTACTTCTACAATAACATATGCAACATACTTAAGAGCAAATTCTGGAACTGTTAATACGGGTGGTAGTAGCCAACCACAACAAATGCTGATTATGGAGATTAGATAATGAGACCACATTTACACCAGGCAGTAAGATACGAATATTCCAATGCAGTAAATATCTATGGTAACGATGTAGACTCTTTGGTTGTTTTAGATGCCAATAATAATACCATCTCAATAAATACAGCTAATGTAACTTCACAATTAGCCACATTGCAAACACAATATACAACAAATCTAGCCAATAAGGCTGCTGCAGCCAATTCTGCTATCAGTAAATTAACTGCTTTAGGTTTA